CGTGTCGCGGTTCAGGCGATCGGGCCTACGTAGCACTCGTCGCATTCCGTCGCGATGTCGAGTGCTCGGTCGAACGGCATATCGGCACTGAGCAGTGACCGGTGATCTGCACACGGGGCGAATGAGGTTTCCATCAGTATTCCTGTCCGATCGGTGTTGATTCACGTTGTTCATCGTATGTGTTGCTGAAGTCGCACGAACTCAGCCCCCACACCATCAACGCCAACGTGATCCCTATGATCGCGTTGCGTAACGTGTGGGTGGGGGGTGAGCCGCCCGACTTCTGCGGGCGGCTCACCGGGTTACTTCGCGGCTGCGGCCTCGGCCTTGGCCAATGCCTTCGCCTCAGCGGCGGCGTCCTTGAGTCGCGCCTTCTCCGCCTTCGCCTCGGCCTTGTCAGTCCAGATTTCCACCAGCCGCGCGGCCTTCATTCGGAGGGCTGCCGTGGGGAGCTCGTTCAGGTCGGACGTCTTGCCCGACTCCATCACCTTGCGTGCGACGACCCCCGCGTGGCGGGCGTCCATTCCCGGGCGGTAGTTCCCCGTCTCCGGGTTGATGTACTCGATCGGGATGTTGCGGCTCGGCTTGGAGCCGCCGAACAGGTGCTGCTCGTCAGCTTCCGTGATGCGCTTCTGGGGGGTGGGCTTCGCGGCGAGCGCCGAGTCGACGGCTGCGTTCAGTTCGGCCTCGATCTTCGCGTCCTTCGCCGCGGTCTGCTTGGCGGTGCGGGTGCTCGGGTTGGTGGCCTTCGAGTCGCGCTTGACGGTGGCGGTGCGCTCGGCGTTCATGTTGCGGGCGATGATGGTCATGAGATGTCTCCTTCTCGGTGTGCCAACCGGTGGTCCCCGGCTGATCTATGACCAGTCTACCACTGTGCAGACCGCCGCACAAGCTACCGTGTAACCCCGGGCGTGTCGCGTATCGATACCTCTAAAAGCGCGCCCGGGGGTGTGCGCTCACGCGTGAAAAGGTCAGGCCGGTGACGTATGAGATACTCGATCGTCACCCAATAGTGCCTGTCATCCGTGTGACGTTCCAACACGCACACCATATCGCGTGGCCAATCGTACAGCCCGCACCAATGCATCTGACGTAGGTTAATTAAGTCCATATCGACTCATGAAGGTCTAGTATGTCAGTGAACTTGAACCAATGCAAGTCGAGGATACCAACACTTTCATCCTCGTGGACAAACTTAACGTCGCGAGGCAACGGATCCCACTGGCCGAGCCGACCGTTGTAGCAAGACCCTTCCAATGCCGGGCCGTTTTGAGTCTCAATGCCGGGCCGTTTTTCCAATGCCGGGCCGTTTTCGGAATGCCGGGCCGTTTTGTCAGTCATCAGTGTCCGGGCCGCTGTTCCAGTTCGCGAACGACTCGTGTTGAAGCTGTAAAGCGTGGTACTGGTTCAATCCAATCGCAGAACTGTGGTCCAAACCGTCGCTGTAGAAATCGTAATAACGCGTCCCACCACGCTCCAACGAACCAGCCGACACCGCCTTCGCAAACCCGACATAACCAGTGACCAGCATGCCATTCTCCTCAGGCGACCAAGCGTTCACCAACGCCGTCACCGCATCGGACACCGCCTGTTTGCACTCGACAATGTGAGCCTCCTGCTCCGGCGTGAGTTCACGCATCTTCGGGCCGCGCCGCGTGGTGATTCGTCTGCTTCCACTGGAGCTTCGCCGCATCGATGCACGCCTGACACGGCTCCGCACCAACCGCATGCAACTCAGTCGCCGCCACCATGATGTTGAACCGGTCGTTGAACGTAGGGGTATACCCACTCACGTAAGGAGGGGTATACCTACTGTCGTTAGCGTCAGGCATTATACTATACTTCCTTTCATCGCTTCTAACTGATACAGTCCATCTTCTCCGCGCCAATAACCACCGCAAGCGCGGCAGGTCACCGACACCCCACCCCTGCTTGGGAACAAGGCCACAAGAGCCGAAGAGCGGTCTCCCTCGGGGTTGGTATAGTACCTCTGGCCGCAGATCGCGAGACCCTCAGGGACCTCAAGCAGATTCGGGCAGGGGAATAGTAGTTCTTTCTGTCGCGGCGGGTCGAACTTCGCTTCGATCGTGCGGACCCACGCAGCAAGCCGGGCATGAACGGGACGAACACGTTCAGGCCTCGCCCACGGGACATCAGCATAGGTTATGATCGGTCGGTACTGGGTCCACCACTCACGTAACTGGAGTTCGGGATCGTTGATTGGGATACGGTTCGGGTGGACCGACTGCCACATCTCGGAAATATCGGTTGTTATGTTCCTGTACAATTCAAGTCCAGCGGCATCGATCACGCTGCGGGTGCGCTGCTCAGAGCCACCCCGCCCGTAACCCCCAGAACCCCCCACGGAATCGCGTAGCTGCTGGAGCAGCGGCGGCACGTACGCCACCCTGCGCATCACGGTGGGGTCGTCCTCGGAGGCAGGTTGAAGGGTCTCCTGGCGGATCGGCAACGACAGGAGGTTGACTAACTGCTGAATCTCGGTGATCACAATAGCCTTAGATATACCTCAGCCCCCGGTGGGAGACAATCACCGGGGGCCAAGGAGTCGTGCGCGGGTTGGCGAGAGGGTGTGGTTACTCGGCCAGGCCCGCTTCGGTCGCTTCGGCGGCGTTCTTCTCGCGGTCGGCGACCGACTCGAACGTCTTGCCGATCTTCGAGTCGACCGGGTGGAGCTCCCACCCGTTCTCGCCGTCGACCCGGATGCCGCCGTCGCCACGGAGCTTGCGAGCCTCGTACTCCTGGTTCTTGATCACGACGAACCCGGCGGTACCGGTCGTGGCGTACTTCGCCTGCGCCGTCTCGACCTGCTTGATCGCACCCTCACGGAGCTTGTCCGAACCGAGTTCCGCGAGGAGCGCCTGCTCGTCGCCGCCCGCGAGGATCGCCTTGGCGACGTAGGACTTGTGCTTCGCGTCGTGGCCGGGGAGGTAGGTGCCGGTCACCGGGTTCTTGTACTCGGCGGGGACGTTGGGGTTGATGGGGGCCTTCGGTGCCTTTTCGACCACGGGGGCCTCGGCGGTTGCGGTGTCAGTCACGGTATTGCCTTTCGTTGGAATTTGACGGTGGATGGTGCTGCTTGCGGTGCTTCTAGAACCAGTCTAGCATATCCCGGTATCCCGCACAAGCCAGGACGCTGGTTAGTTACTTGCCAGTGGAGCCGAAGCCCTTGACGCCCCGCTCCGACGCATTCAGCATCGGGACGAAAGCAGCAGTCAGGTGATAATTCAGGTTCGGCAGGACCAACAGCTGAGCGATCCGGTCGCCCTGAGCAATCGCTATCGGCCCTTTCCCAATGTTGGTCACCGACGCGAACAACTCCCCTCGGTACCCCTCATCGATGATCCCCGTGTTCACCTGGATGTGCAGCTTGCGGATAGCCGACGACCGGCCCACCAACATCCCGAATGTCCCCTCCGGCAGTTCGACCGCCACACCCGTTGGGATATCCCAGGTCTCGCCCGGTGGGATCAGGTTCGACGCCGACACGTACAGGTCATACCCCGCATCATCCGGATGACCCTGCGTCGGCAACTTCGAATCCGGCCCCACCGACTTGAACGGCAAGACGTTCTCGCCGTGGTTGATCGGCTCATCTGGTGCTTGGAGTACCAAAGTGTACTGCCACTCACCCCCCGTGTGATTCGGGTTGTTCGTCAGGATGATTTCGTACGTCATCCCGTCGATTACCACCGTGTCCTGAAACGTCAGTGGGTTGCTCATCGACAGGAAAATCCTGTCCTTCGGTGGTAACGCCATGGCTTCCATCGCCCTCTCTAAGAATCTCTGCATGGTCATGTAATACTCGTCCAACGATGAAATCGTAAATCCCACCGATGTCGCTGAGCGTTCGGATGTTGCGCTCGATGTACGCCTTCGTCGGTGGGTCACTCCGGCCAGCCACCAGACTCCCTAATCCGCTGAACCATCCGCACATAAATGCCGATGTCATGCAGGGTGTCATCGGACACCGGGCGACCCTCAGCGATCGCAGCCGTCCACCGAGCGAACTTACCCACCAGGTAGAAATAGATACCCAGTTCAGACAGTTCAGCCGACGACGCATCATCGTCCGGCACCTTCACCCCGCTGATCTGCAACGTGCGACCGATTTCGATGAGGTCGATCGCACGACCGTCGCCGCCATACTCCATCATCTTCGCGATCATCGGCTCAACCTCGCCAGCCGCCTTCGACATCCACCAATCCCGCAGGTCGATGTGCGGCGACTCCGCACTCGTCGGCTGAGGACGATTGATCGGATCCGGGTTCACAGTGAGCTTCCTATCGTCGATCAACCTCGGAATCGCCGTCGCACCCGCAATCCGATTTGCCAATGTACTAATCCTCAAGGCCGGATCGTTCAACTCCCGGTCGATCGCCCGTTTGTTCGACTCGCGAATGCGCTGCTGCTCTTCGCCATGTGCATCATCAATGGAAACCATCAGATCGCCTGCGCCAACCACACGACCGTGTTGGGCGAAGTGGCGATCAAACCGACCTTCGCCGCACAATCACGCTCAACCTCACGGATGAACTCGCTGGAACCCTGAACCTCATCGATCGGCGCGGACTTGATCCAACCACCCAGATTGGCCACACCAGCCAAAGAAGGGAACTTCTGATCCACCATCGTCAGCGCGATCCGAACCGCAACACGAGGGTTCGCCTGACCCCCACCATTCGCCCTCACCGCCTTCTCGACCAACGCCGAATCCCACGCACCCACCCGACGGACCTTCTTCGTGACCGTCGTGTGCTCGTCTGGAAGGTTGAGCGCATCCCACGTCGTCTCGCCTGCGAGCGGACCTGAGTTGCCCGCCACGCGAATCGGGAATACACGAGCAACCAACCACACAGAAACACGAGCCACACCGATATGCCACGGGGAAAGCCCAGCCATGGCAAGAAAATCAACAGCCCGGCAGTCAGAACTTGTAGACTGAGGATAGAACCCAGCGTGAAGCCCGAGACCATACCCCTGCGTTCCCTCGATGACGATGGAGCCGGTCGGGGACTCGGCCCATCGGTGTATGAATGACGTCCCATCTAGATCAACCACCTTCACGCCGAACTCAGCGAGCTCGGTCATCGTCCCTTCATCGTCCATGACCCGCTTCGCCTTGCGCCAGATGCGAGCCGACCGCGCCGCACCAATCCCCTTCGACGTCGACCCCGCCCGCTCGGTCAGGTCCGAAAACTTCTCCTGCTCGATGTAGACCCCCTCCAGCAACGTCGCCTCACCCGACACGAACAAACGAGGTTCGTGCCCCGCCTCGCGAAGTTCGTTGAGTTCCTTCCTCAAGACCACCATATCGACCTCCGAACCCGGAGCGATATACAAGGCGACCTGTTCATAGACCGCCCCCACCGGCACCGCACGGAGAGCAAACGAACGGCCCTCATCATCGATCACCGTGTGACCCGCGTTGGGACCCGCCACCCGAACGTTCAAAACGTCCCGCTTGTCCGCCAGACGGCGCTTCACCAACTGCGCCGTGATATGGCCCTTGCCCTCCGAACCAAACGCGGCTCCGACGACAACATCAACTGTACTCATGTTACTCCTTCAATGCACTCTGCAAATATGGAAAAGGGCCGGTCAGGACACCCAAGAACTGACCGGCCCTTCAATAGCGGGGCCCTAATCCCGCCCTATATTAAGTTATTCCCTGTACCCTGTACCACTTTCACGCGTGACCCCAGCCAGTGTTTTCCGGGGCCACACCCCCATCCTACCACACAGGGTACGGGTGCGTCAACCGCGGCGACCGCTTGGTGGGATACCCCTGTCATGACGGTACTGCCACACATACCGATCCGAACAACCCGCATAGACAGCAACCCTCAGGTCCGACCAATCCCACTCAATCGCCCGACGCACACGAGCATCCCGCTCCTGCTTGAACACCCACGCCAACGACTCACCACGCAACACCCTGCGATAATGCGTCCCACACCAGCCCAACGCATGATGCTTGCGCTCGCAGCCTTCAACTATGCAGCCTTTGTCCATTGCTTAGCATCTACTCCACCGCTGACCCCCGGGAACCGCTCCGCCCACAAAGACACCGCATAATCCGCAATCTCCTGCACCACCGCCAACGCCTGCGCATCATCCGGCAGCAACAACACCTGCGAGTCATGAACCGTCAGAACCATCCCAATCCGACCCACATAACCCTCAGAAGTGACAACCGGCTCATGGCCATACAAATCCATCAACCGCTGCTCAGACCACAACCACCAATCAATCCCAAACTGAGCCAGATTCGGCTGCACCCGCTGATTGAACGACTTATGAGTCTCCTCACCCGGAACAAACCACCTACGCTCCCCATTCGACATCTGCAGGTACCCCGAACCCGATTTCATCCGCGACTCGACAGTACCCTGGTGAGAATAAATCGCCCGCTTGAACTCCGGATACAGGGCGTTCCACGACTTCACGATCCGCTGCGCCTCCGAATCGGACAGCCGAATCCCCGTCTGCTTCTCCAGGTCTTTCTGGAACGTTTCCCATCCAGAGCCGAAGATAAGCCCGAAATTCGCCCTCTTGGCGATGTTCCGGTAGAACCCCCACTCGGACGACTCCTTCCCAACCGGAAATAGCTCGAGTGCGGTAACCCCGTGGAGGTCCTCGCCAGCTTCGATTAAGTCCAACATCGACTGGCATCCCGCATACAAAGCAGCTACCCGCAACTCCGCCTGCGCCAAGTCCAACTCCCACAGCTTGAACCCAGCGGGGACACCAGACCCAATCAACTCCCGCGGCGTTGGGATTCCCTCCAGTACCGAGTACGCCGACAAACGGTAATCGTGGGGGATCGCCTGCAACTGAACACGCTCGACGCTGAAACGACCGGATACGGTCCCATTCTGCCGGATACCACAACGCAGCCGCCCGTCGGAGCCGACCATCGAAGCCCAACCGGTATACCAACGATCGTTGGCCGTCGAAACCTTCTGAATATCGCGCCACGTTTCCGCTCCCGGTACGTTGTCCTTGATCATCTTGTCCAGTTCGAGCTCGGTCACCGAAGGCTGACCCTTCGCCGTCGTCGCGTACGGGACCAACCCCAAACCACCCTCGTCACGCGGACCGAACCAATACTTCTTACCCGCGTTCACCGTAGCAGGTTTGAAAGGCAGCTGGGCCACAAGATCCAAACGGCGCCTATCCATCATCCGCGCCGCCTCAAGCGCACCCTTAGTGTCGAACGGGAGACCCCGCTGCTCGATCCGGGTCAGCATGAGAGTAGTACGCATCCGGCGCTCCATCGCGTCGAACACGGACAACCGGGATTCCTGCCCATCCAACCAGGACACGGACGAAATGTCGACCGACTGCCGGAGGTACAGCCTTATGGTCTTGCGGGCGTCGTCTTCCGCATAACGGGCAATAACAGACCATGGCATTAAATCCCATCGCCCGGCAGGGAGCTTGTGCTTCCGGAGGTACTCCTTGATGACCTTCTGCTCATCGCCCTCGTCCTCACCCCACAAAACCTTCGACGTAGGCTTGAGAGAAGTGGAAGCCTGAGGTCCCTTGCCTGCGTTGATAACGACCCGTGTTGGGTAGAGAAGAGACACTCCATTCTGCGTGTCCCAAACCGTAACGTCAGCGAAGTCTCGACCCACACCGGGCCAACGTCGACAACCAGATTCCAGCATGTGGAGGTCGAACTTCGCGTTGTGGAAAACGAGACCCGTAGCTTCCCCCACCAACCCAAGCCATTCCAACAACGCGACCCATTCGGCCTCGGGTAGATTTGCCGCATCAGGCCAAAGTGTGGCGTACCCATCGTCCTCAGCCTTTCCGGTCCCCTGAACTCCCTGGTCGAACGGCCAAGCAAATGAAACAATGGGCAACTCCTGATCGTCAGTTACGGGCTCGCTGGCGACTGTCCAAACCCCGGCATCCCACTGATAGGATGCGGCTCCCAACACACCAGCCCATGTTCCGGACACATCCAAAAAGGCCAAGGAAACCGTCGACACCCGTGCCCCGTCATCGACAAAGAGACCGGAAGTTTCTGTGTCGACAGCCACGGCAGTGACGGGGCGTACGCCTCGTTCCCACAACTTGAGCAAGTCAGACGGTAGTACGACAGACCCGGCATCAGACATCGCGAACACGGTGCGTGATCGTCGCGGTCCAGATCGGGTCGTTGCGAGAACCTGGGCTCTCCGCGATTCGAACGGTATCACCCGGAACCATCGCCGCCTCGATCGCCCGTATGTCCTCAACCTCGATTGGCGAATCACCCTGCACAACCGTGGTGGAAGTGGTTACCCTCATGCGCCCTGCTCCCTCTCCTGAACCCGAAACTCAGCCGTGGTCATGCGAGCAATCACATTATACGTGTCATGCTCATCATCCTTCCACGCCCTGAACTCCAAACGCTCGTCGGCGTCGGGCTCGAGGTAACCCTCGGTCAGGATGCGCTGACGCGTCCCCTGCCGCAGATTGTACGCCTGAACCTTCGACGCCTTGTGGTGCGGGAACCCCGACTGCCACACAACCCACTCACCCATATGATCACGCGCCGCCTGCAACGCATCCACCGACTCACGCTTCAACAGAACCGCATTCGGATGCCGCGCAGGGGCAACCCTGTCATGCGGAAGAACCTTCGTCATTGTCATACTCCTAGTCTACCATACCATTCACCCTGGGGGGAACCCCATGGGGCCTGTTGCCAACCACTACAGCACTACAGCATACAGCGGGCTGCGGTGGGATCGGACGCATGCGCCCAAGCGCGAGCGAGCGAGCGAGCGCACACGTGGGGGTGCATACCCCCGGAGTGCTGTAGTGCTGTAGTCCTTATCTTCTTTTTTATAATATTTATTTTTTCTATCCCGTCCTTCCGGGCCTCTGGAGGGTATGGCAACGGTTGCCGCCACTACAGCGCCCACTACAGCACGGCAACCACTACAGCGCTGTATCATGCCCCCTCGATCCTCCGGAGAACCGCAGAAGTGTATTCGTCAGGCAACCGACGATACCAGCCACGTCGTCCAGTATCCTTAACCATTACCGCCTTGCCCCGGCCCGTCTGTAGTGCGTTAGCCTGCTGCACCAGCGCCGCTGTAGTCTCTGTCCTTGCGTCGACCCGCCCAGCGTTGTCCCGGTGCCACGCCCGCCCCAACAGTGTGGGGCTGAACCAGATTTCCACCTTAGGCAACTCACCCTCCAAAAGGTCCTCCCCACTGGTGTCGGCCAGCCGGGAATTGCGTTTGACGAATACTGGTTGATCAATATTCTGGTAGCGGCCCATTTGGAAGAACTCCGGGTGGTCGCCGGGGAACGTCATTACCGCCCACGGGAGAATCTTCGCAGTAAGCGCGTTGTCCTTGTCGAGCCACTCGCTGCCCTCGCCCGCCGTGGCCCATGCATCCACCCGCTGGTAGTGTTCTCCCTGGCCCTCCCACGCCCCGTCGTGACCCGCTAGGAAATCTAGCAGGCACGCGCCCGCCCGCAGTACCGCCAGCTTCTCCGCCTGTCGCCCGCTACCTAGCCGTTTAGCAGCCCGGAGCGCCAGCATCGTCTCCTCCTGCACCTGCAACGCCCTCTGGACGTACCACCCAGCAATCTGAGTCAGCCCCCCAAGACGTTTCGGATACTGCATCTGGAGGTCAGTGATGTCATCCCACTGGAACCAATCACCCTTGAGAGACTTACGACCTTTGGGCGAAGGGACGTTCACCAACACGGAACGGTCGATCAGCGCCTTCTGCTGGTCGAACCCCAACGTCTCGCCAGTCACCAGAATCGGGGCCACCACTTCGATATTCTTCACGGAACTGGAGTCGATGTCCATCTTCGACGCTGTGCCATTCGATGTAGACGCCCTTAGCAGTTCCCCGTATGCGTCCAGCGAATCGAGGTCGTCGGCCCAGACCATCCCGTTCTTGTTGGCTGACGCGTAGTCGCGAAGGACAGGACGGGTCGGTGCAATCTGTCCCCGCGTATTCCCATTCATGGCCACCATCATATCGAAGAACCCGTTGGTTTTCCCAGATTCGGACGTCGCTTCGACTCCGAAGAAAGGAAATAGAGATACTCGCTCCTGAATTTGTGGCCTGAGCAAACAAGCTGCCCACCACGCCCCAAAAACACTGGTGATCGTCTCGTCCTGAAACGTCAGAACCTCGTTGAGTGTTGATTGTGCTTCCTCCCAGCTTCCGGTGAAACCATACGCGAACGGGGCGACATCCCGCTCGATCAGCCGAGGGTTCGCCACCACCCCCGCCTCTTCCTTTGTGATGAACCCATCAGCCTTGATCGCCCCATCATGGGTGACGAACGCGCCAAGCTCCTCATGCCACCCCAACGTGTCCACAATCTGAACCTGCGGCGGCTCCTGCGACTCCAGGTAACGCTGGATACGCACCCCAGCCGGTGGCCGAGGGAACGCCTTATCCGGTGCGTCGAACGTCGGACCACGGGCACCCAGCCAACGCCGGAACGCCCGATCATCTGCCAGCGTCTTGCCGTCCAGAGTCGCGTCCATGGTGCGGCCCTTCCAGGTTAGCTGCACCCAGTACATCCGCTGGTCGGTCTCGTCCACCGCCACCCCCAGGGCTTTGATATCGAAATCGCCCCAGTCGTCCAGCCCCATGACCGCCTGACCCGAAACCTCCAGCTTGATCTGACATTGGAGCGTCCTGCCGTTGCCGACCAGATAGCCGTTGTCGAGGGACGCCTGCCGTTCCGGGTGACCCACGTTCTCCGACTGCCAAATCGACTCGATTGTCTTGTTGAACTCGTCGTCGGGGAGAGGTTGCGCCAGTAGGGCGTTCGCTTGCTGTGTGTGGGTTTCGTAGAGGTCCCGCTTTGTGCGGTACTGTTTCGCGTAGTGACCTGCGACACGGGCCAGCCACTCGTTGCGCCCCCCCTCAGCCGGAGGGTCAGCCAGTAGGTCACCGAGCTTCGACCGTGCGGCATCCGCTGCGCCACCAATGACGGAGAGACCCCTCTGAGCAGCCTTGGTGGACGTGTTGAACGTCACCCCCGCTTCGGCGTAGATCGCCTCGACTTCGAGGTCGGTCAGGGTGTGTTCGTGGGTGGTGTCGCGGGTGTACGGCTGGTGCGTCTCCTCGTGCAACGTGGGCGGCATGACAATGTACGCGCCCCGAGTCGAACGTATATCGATCCCTTCGATGAAGGACATCTTTCCCACCCCGGGGCGGATGTGGCTGGCGAGCGTGTTGGGTTCGAACTTGTAAATCAGGTGGGCGTTGCCGTTGCCCCGACCGGAGATGTGGCGGCGGGTGAGCGGGAACGCGTCCAGGAACCTACCACCATGTTGTAGGTCGATGTCGAACGCGAGCCGGTCCTCCCCCAGGTTCGCCCCGATCCCCGCACGGGGGTTATTGGCCCACCAGCGGCGGATCGTGTGTTCATCCCGCGTGCCGTCGTGAGCGCCGTGACCGTCGCGCCCGCACTCGCCCCGGCACCCGCGATTCGGATCGTCCTTCTTGTGAGCCGACGGGAGCAGCGGGACCTTCATTCCCGGACGGAGCGGGAAAACATTCCAGCCCTCCTTCGCGTACTGGAGGGCAACATCGAGCATGAGAGAGTTGGAAACAGCATCTTGGGGTTCGGTCCCCTGGATGGTGGCGAGAGAGCGTGGATTGAGTTTCAAGAGTCTCCAGACATAGAAGGGGGTGGCTACCTAATGAACCAGGTAGCCACCCCTGGATGTTGCTTACCTGCTAGTAGTCGGTGGTGTCCGAGGACGCCTCCGGCTGGTCGCCGTAATCGTCACCGGGCTCGATGTCGGTCACGTCGTTCGTCCGTTCACCCTTGCGGGCACCGGCCTGGATGGTGCGGATGCCGACCGTGATCACGGCCCACTCGTTGATCATCTCGTCCGTGTCGGAGTCGACCTCGTAGCCGAACGCCTCGAAGAACGCCTTGATCCGACCGGCGCTGAGACCCTGCGCCTGCTTCCACTTCTCCGGACCCTTGGTGTAGTCGGCGGGGACGTCGTTCTCGTCCTGCGGGAGGTTCATCCGGAGCCACTGGCGACCCGGGATGCGCTCACCCGACTCCACACCCGTCAGGTCCTGGAACTCCGCGACCCAGACCTCGGTGTCGTTGCGGTTCTTGTCGACGCGGACCTCGGAGAGTCGGCCCCAATACTTGCCCGGGGTGATGAGCGAGAAGCCGTGAGTGGCCTCCGATGAGTCGACCTTCTTGGTAAGTGCTTTATTCAGTTTCGGCATTGTCTTCGTCCTTGTCTTCGGTTGCGGTTTTTGTTTTCTTACCACTCTTGCGTGCCGCTTTCGCGGGCAAGAGAGCCTGTTTGGGGTCGAGCTTCTCGTCGAACTCGCCCTGCGCGTACTGGATGATCCGTTCCATCGTCGGCTCCACCATCACCCGAGGGAGGATGTCGAACCGGTCCTTCACACGGAACCGGCCCCCCTCCTTGGTCAGCCCACGGAACGGCATCTCCTCGTCACCCGCCGTGCAATGGATCACGAAGTCCGCGAACCCGAGCAGGTTCGTTGCCACGCCCGCACTCACCGCTGGACCGACGATGACCTCGCCCGACGCCTTCTCCACATCGCGCCGCTCCAACGCCGTGTAGATCACGTGCAACGGCAGGTCGCGGAACTTCCGGATTTTGTCGGTGATCATCTTCCCCATCGTGCCGTAGTCGGCCACGTCAGTGAAGAACTCGTCCACTTCGTCGATGTCCGCGCCTTTCAGCTGCGCCTTCATCACCCGATTGTCCGACACCTGCGCGGTGAGGACCTGCACCACTTCCGTGGCCGAGTCCATCACAACCGCGTGCCACGAGTTGGGGTCCGCCACCAGATCGGCACGGAGCCGCTGGAACACCCCCTCCAGACCCGCGTTCGTGATCGGCGTGATCCGATCCTTGGGCCAGGTGACAATGTTCTCCGGGTTGATCCCTTGCCGGATGATCGCTCGCCGCTTCGCCCCACCCTCCGCGTTGATGAAGAGGGTCTTGCCGGTGTTCGCCACCGACGCGGCGTTGGTGGACTTGGCGGAACCCTCCCGACCGAAGTACACCACCCGCAGGAACTCTTC